CAACCGGGGTTATCATCCGCTTACAGTGACTAAGGCTGGGGATAACCTGAGCTTCACCCTGACTTCAGACACAGCTGATTGGGCGGCAGGTCAGGCCATCTATGATGTGAAGCTTCAGGCTGGTGCTGTCATCTGGTTTTTCCCAAAGACCCTTGTGACCATTTCGGAAGGCATCACCCAATAACAATGGAATTTAACGCCACCTTCAACAGTGCCGTCAACATCGGTAGCTTCACGGCAAACAACCCTGCCGTCACAGGTGTCCCTTCCCCTTCCGAAAGCTTCACAGCTGAAGCCAACACCCCGGGTGCAGCTGCCACTATCGAAGTTGGGACTGTGACCACCGGTGAACCCGGCACATCCGTCATCATCACCAACGCTGGCAATGCCGCAGCTGCCCTGCTGAATTTCACAATTCCCCGGGGTCAGCAAGGCGTGCAGGGTCAGGTTGGGCAGACCGGCAGCCAAGGAATTCAAGGCCAGAAAGGTGATAAGGGTGATACCGGTAGCCAAGGTGCGGCCGGGGCTGCTGCCACTATTCAGGTAGGCACAGTGACCACAGGTAATGCTGGCACTTCCGTTATCGTTACCAATTCCGGCAGCTCATCTGCTGCCACCCTTAACTTCACAATCCCCAAAGGGGATACAGGCAGCCAAGGTCTTCAAGGCAATGCCGGTGCTGCGGCCACCATTGAAGTTGGGACTGTGACCACAGGTGCTGCTGGCACTTCTGCTGCCGTTACCAATGTTGGCAGCTCATCTGCGGCCACACTTAACTTCACAATTCCCCAAGGTCAGCAGGGCATCCAAGGCGTTAAGGGTGATACCGGTGCTGGCCTTCCGGCCGGAGGCACTGCCGGTCAGGTGGCCACCAAGGTAGATGGCACTAATTACAATGTCATTTGGTCAACCCCTGCTGCCGGTGGTGGTGGGGGTGGCTTTGACATTCAAACTTTTGGCAGTGCCAGCACAGCCGGAAGCTTCACTTGGACAAAACCTGCCAACGCAAAGCTGGTTGAAGTCCTGCTTGTGGGTGGGGGTGGGTCTGGTGGTGCAGGTGCTAGGCGTGACACAACATCAGCCAGAGCTGGTGGGTCTGGTGGTCACGGCGGGACAGTGGTAATTGCCAAAATAAATGCAGCTTATCTGGGTGCTACTGAAACAGTGACCATTGGTGCTGGTGGTGCTGCCACTGCCGGCCAGACACAAAACAACACTAGTGGTGCAAATGGGAACGCAGGTAGTGACACCACCTTTTCTGGCTTTAAGGCTGCCGGTGGGCAAGGTGGCATAGGTGGTGCTACCACAGGCGGGTCAAATTATTCTGGCCGCTTCGGAAGTATGAATGGCTATTTGTTCAACGGCATTTCTTCTGGCAGCACCAGCATTGCAAATGGCAACACTACCACCACCACATCTGGTGCATTTGGTTATCCCACTGCCGGTGGTGGTGGGTCTGGACAGGCTGCCAATCAAACCTTTGCCAATGCCGGTGGTGCTGGTGGGTCTATTGTAATCACTAGCCAGAATTCCGGATGGCGAACAAACAAAGCCGGTGGTGCTGGTGGCATCCCTGCTACATCAACAGCACCAACAGCCGGTGTCCCTTCCACAAATGAATGGTATGTGTTTGGCACAGGTGGTGGTGGTGGTGGCTACATCACAGCAACCAATGGCCAATCCGGTGGTGCTGGTGGGTGGCCGGGTGGTGGCTCAGGTGCTGGGGCTGCAAGTGATAGCAACTACACATCAGGTGGGTCTGCCGCTGCTGCCAATGGCTTTGCCGTAATCATCACCTATTGCTGATTTTATGGAAACTATCACAGACCCTGCCGGCCTAGTCTGGCAACGCTCAGCTGACCGGACAAAGCTTGTGTGCCTGTCCGATGGCCGGGAAGTCCTTGGCATCCCTGAAATGTCCACTGACTATTTGCTTAGCGTTGCAATGATGCCAGCACCCAAGACAGATGCAGACCGCATCACTGAGCTTGAAGCTCAGGTGCAAACCCTTCTCACAAAACTAAACACCCAATAACTATGCTTCTGATTATTTCATCCGTCACCTGCTACATCCTTGGTGCTTTCACCGGCATCCTGATTTATCGGAACAACACTGCTAAGCTTCAGGCCACTGAGCAGAAGGCCAAGGCTGCGTTGGATGCCTTGAAGAAGTAAGCCAATGCGTCTGGCATTGTTCGCAGTGCTTGGCCTGTTTCAGACCTGCCAGCCAGAAGTTAAGCCTGACCCCCAGCCGGAAGCTCAGACCAAGACAACTGAAGTGCTGGGTGCTAAGCTGGACAAAGCTGATAGCCGGGTGGCTTCTGCTGTGCAGGTTGCAAGGGAAGCTAACACAGCCGGCAAGCCTGAGAAGGTGGAAGCTGAATTGTCAGTGGCAGCTGCCTATCTACCTAACCCCCAGCCGGGTGATTTGGCCTTTGCCAGACAGCGTGCAGCCGGTGACCCTAAAGCCTATGTTGAAGCTGTGGCCTACGGACAGAAGCTGAAGGGTGAGCTGGAAAGCCTGTGGGAAAAGATGGAAGCCCAACAGAAGCAGTCACAGGCTGAGATTGCTGCACTGAAGAAGCAGTGTGATGATAAGCACATTGAGCTGGAAGCAGCCCGGAAGGAAAAGGGTCTGCTAATCCTGACCGGCCTAGGGGCTGGGATGATTGCCCTTGGTGTCCTGTTGGTGGCTTTCGGCCATTGGGTAGGGGTAAGCAAACTATCTGCCGGCTTGGTGGTGCTGGGTGGTGCTATGACGGCAGCCCTGCCTTGGGTAATTGAAAGTAATTATTTCCCTTGGATAATCGGGGTGACACTTTCCGTTGCTGCCTTGCAAGCTATGCTGGCAATGGGGGTGAAGACCTACCGATGGCTTAAGCCTGTGCCGGCTAATGTGACTGAAGCTGCAAAGGTAACAGACATAGACAATGGCAGCAGCCCCGGCATTTGACTCAGTTACTTCTGAAGAAGCCTTTAAGCAGGGAGTCATTTCCGCTGCACTAGGTGGGTCTGCAATGGTGGCCAGACAGCTCCTGTCAACAGACCGGCCTAGCTGGGGTTACCTAGTCAGGTCAGGTGTAGCTGCTTGCGTCACTGCCTACTTCGTAAACTTTGCAGCCCGGGACTATGTGCAGTCTGAAAATCTCCGGGTTTGCATCTGTGGCATTGCTGGCTTTGCTTCACCGGAAATCCTAAACTATGGTTTAAAATTCCTTGAAGCCAAGATGAAGTCCAAGGTTCAGGAAGCACAAAGGGGATTGAGCAAGGCCACCAAGCCCACTAAGAAAAAGAAGAAGACCAAGTGATGAATGAAGCAGATGCCAGACCCTATGGGATGCACCCGGCCAATCTGCTTCTGGCTGTGATTGGTTGCATCACCATTGCCGGCCTGTGTGCAATCACTGTCTATCTTACAGCTGACTTCATCCTGACCAGCATCCGGTCTGCCAATGTGATGGCACTGCTGATAACGGACACACCCGGCCAGACCTTTGTGGCTGATGATAAGAATTTGGAGCGTAACCTAAACAGTGCCACCCAAGCCCTGCTGACCTGCCGGGATGTAAGTCTGGCCTTGGGGGTGGGGTGCTGTATGATTGCCGGGGCTTTGGGCTGGAAGATTACCCTAGGCCGGGGCGGGAAGTAAGGCTTGCTTGCAGGGGTCTGGCTTGGCTTCCTAGGCTGTTATGAAGTCCACCCCTAGACTTACCATAGATGACTTGTCTGACCTGCTCAGGAAGGCAAAGAAGGTTAAGGCCAAGCCCTTGGCCGGCCGGCTGACCAAGCTGCTATGGCTACGGAAACGGCAGGAAGCCCGGCAAACCCTACGGCAACAGGGTGCTAAGGCGTTATAAATCTACCCCTTCCGTTATAATCAATTGCCCCTGTGTAAATGGTTTGACGGACAGTGGCAGGGTGGCCTAGTCTGCTGATGTTCCACCCAACACCACTAGATAAAACAATTTGACAACCCTGCCCTGACCACCCAACCTATCACCTATGACCACTGAAGACAACACCACCAAGCCCCTTGGCCAAGTCCATTCCCTCACCTGCCGGATGGGTGACCTTTCCCGGATGATTATGAACCTGCATCCTGAAAGCCCTTCCCGCCTGTCCTGCATCACTGAATACAAAAGCAGTAAGGCTAAGGCTAAGGCTATCCGGGATACCATCACTGACATTGAAGACCGGAAGACTGCCACTTGGTTTATCCGCACTGCGGCCAAGCCGGTGGATAGCACCGGCAAGGCCATTGCCTAACCCTTTCCATCCCAACCCAACACCAAGATAAAACGATTATGAAACCTGACCCTAAGAATTCCAAGGCTGCTGTGCGTCAAGCCAACCAAGCCGGCAATGTCCTGCTTGACCAGATGCTGAATGTCCCGGGTGACACTGCCCTTGACTCAGCTAACCGGCTGCGTGCCTTTGCCAAGCTCTGCTTGGAAGAAGCTCAGCAGATGGAAGATAACGCTGCTGTGGTGGATGCCCACCGGAACAGCTAAGCACCCAGCCACCCTTTGACCATCAACCTATGAAAACCCACACCATCACTGAAGCCCTTGCCCTGCCGGGGGTGCTTCCTGCCACAAAGCACCGGGCTATCTTCTGGCTGAACAGCCTTGGCCAGAAGCCCAATGCCCTGAAGCGGAAGGTAGTTAACCAGATGCTAGCTAGCCTTGAATGGCAGTGCCGTTTGGAACATCAAACCTACGGCCACCGGGTGACCAAGTAATTTCCATATGACCATCCGCACAATGAAAGCACACACCACCACCCCGGCCAACCACAGGGCTTCCTATGACAAGCCCTTGACCCCGGCTGACTATGAACAGGGCTGCTACGGCATTGCCCTTTTCTTCCTCACTATCCTCATCCCGGTCATCCTTGGGGTCAGCCTGTGTTCCCTGTTCACCGGCAAACGCAGCCGGTAACAATCACCCCATAAACATTGGTTGAAACCATCATCAAATTATCTGCTTGAATTAAGCCCATCACCTGACCATAACAGTAATTGCAATGACAAACCTACCTATGAAAAACGACACCAACACCACCCGGAAATCTTCCGAACCCTGCACCAGCCCTGCTGAAGTCCAAGCCCTTCTGGTGGCTAAGCTGGCCGAAGGCAAGACGCTCACCAAGGCTTGCCGGGAAACGATTGATGAAGTCCGTGGACGCATCACTGATGCACCCCGGATGCTCGATTGGGTTTCCCTTGGTAAAGCCTTTGAAGCCCTGCACGCTGCTTATGGCGTGGAAGGCTTGGTGTGCTTCATCAGCAATCTGCGTTATGACCAGCGTGTCAAAGCACCCAAGTCCATTGGCCGCAGCTTGAATTCGGATTGGATTAACAAGCAGCTGGGTGCTGGCTGACCCTGCCGGGGTGTAAGACTAAACCCCTTACACCCTGCATCCATTTTCTACACACAGACAAAACGACTATGCTACCTATCAAACCAATGCTGGCCAGCAGCTGCACCGGTGACTTCAAGCCCGGGACTGTGTGGGCTGTTGAACCCAAGCTGGATGGCATCCGGGTCATTGTCACCATCAACCCCAGCCAAGGCTGGGTCACCTATGAAACCCGAAACGGCAATGCCATCACCAGCCTAGGCAAGCTGACCCCTGCCTTGCTGCGTCTTGGCAAGCAGGTTGGTAAGACCTTCTGCCTAGACTGTGAAGCCCTTGCCCAAGGTGACTTCTTCACCGGGGTAGGTGAGCTGATGAAGAAGACCGGTGAAGCTGAGCTGGCAAGGCTGGCTGTCTTTGATGTGCCGGCCATTGAAGACTGCCCTGAAGCTGAAGCCATCCCCTACTTTGCCAGAAGGGAAATGCTATGTGACCTGTTCACCAAGGCCGGCCAAGATGACTTGGGTGCTGATGGTGTCCTGCTAGTCCCGGTCTTTGAAGTTACTGATGGGGAAGCCATTGACCCGGAAGCCCTGCTTGACCAAGCCATTGGCCTAGGTTGGGAAGGTGTGATGCTTAAGAACATTCACAGCCCCTACGCTGCTGGCAAACGGACTAAGGCTTGGCTGAAGCTAAAGAATTCTGAAACCTATGACTGCACTATCATTGGCTTCACCCCCGGCAAAGGTCGCTATGATGGTGCTGCCGGTGCTATGCTGGTGAAGCACCAAGGCACTATGGTTGCCGTAGGGTCTGGCCTTGATGATGCCCTGCGTTTAGACCTGTATGACAACCCCGGTAACTACATTGGTAAGACTGCTGAAGTAGCTTGCCAGCAGCTCACCCCTTCCGGGTCTATGCGTCACCCTCACCTTGTCTGCATCCGGTGGGATAAGTGAGAAGGCTTGCCCACCCCTAACCTTTGACAACCCTATGAATTACAACCCACCCCCACCCCAAGTGAGCAAAGACCTAGCTACCTTCACCCTGCACAATCTGCTTCAGGAATTCTACTTCCTGAATGACCGGCTGCTGCAAGGTGACCTGACTGAAAAGGGTGTGCTTAAGAAGGCCAAGGCTATGCTGGCTGATGAGGAAGCCCACCTGAAAACCCTGCCCTTCATCAAAGAAGTCTGGCTTGATGCACACATTGCCTATGGTGGCTTTCTGGCTTTGAGCTACCGGCTGACTTGGGAAGATGGTGAGGAACAGAAGGGCTATGCAATGCCTGTCCGCAAATAATCTATGACCACTGAAAACAAAATGAAAGTGCTTGTTGCTTGTGAATATAGTGGGACTGTCCGGGATGCCTTTGCTGCTAAAGGCCACTATGCCGTCAGCTGTGACCTACTGCCAACAGACCAGCCCAATGGCCATCACTACCAAGGCAGTGTCTTTGACATTATTGATAATGGTTGGGATTTAATGATTGGCCACCCACCCTGCACCTATCTGACTGTTACAGGAAACAAGTGGTTTAAACCTGAGTTTAAAGACAGGTTTCCGGATAGGCATAAGCACCGGGAGGAAGCCCTGCAATTCTTCATCAAGCTGTTTAGCTGCAACATTCCCAAGGTCTGCCTTGAAAACCCGGTGGGCTATGTGTCCACTGCCTTCAGGAAGCCTACGCAGTATGTGCAGCCTTATGAGTTTGGTGACCCTCATTCTAAGAAGACCGGCCTATGGTTGAAAGGATTGCCACCACTTATCCAAACCAAGCTGATGCAACCGGTGTTTCATACCTATAAGGATGGAAGGAAAGACCCAATCTGGCACTATGAAACAATGAAGCTGAAGCCACTTGAACGGATGAAGGCCAGAAGCAAAACCTTTCAGGGCATTGCTGATGCAATGGCTGAGCAATGGGGCTGATGAAATGAGCAGAAGCGTCTTAGCCCTGTTCCTGATGTGCAGCGTAACCAAGGCCACCATTACCCAAGCTATGCTTGATAAGGTCATTACCATTGAAAGCAGTGGTAACCCTTCAGCCCGGGGTGACCGGGGTGCTGGCCTTGGGCTGGCACAGTTTCACTACGCAGCTTGGCAGGACACATCCGCTTGGAGAGCTAAGCAGGGTCTGCCAGCCTTCCCTTATCACAATGCCCTTGATGCCGGCATTGCTAGGGACTACCTGCACAGCTGGCTGTCCATCAATGCAGCCCGGTTTAAGGAAGTCACAGGCCGGCCGGCTACGCTGGTTGACCTGTATGCCATCCACAATCTTGGCTTCAACGGATACAGGAAAAGGGGATTTGACATAGAGCGTTGCCCTGCCATTACCCAGCGTAAGTCCAAGCTGCTTAGATAATCCTTCCCTTGAAAATTAGCCTTCTAGATAACTTCCCTGCCGTTGCTGCCATTGACCCCGGTGCTTCCGGTGGTGTGGCCGTAGCCACCCTGACAGATGGGAAGCTGTCCATCAAGCTGCACAAGATACCTGCTGACCCGGCTGAGCTGGCACAGGTCATTCCCTTTGGGGCTGTGGTGTTCATTGAGAAAGTCCCTCCCTTTGTCGGCCGGCTAATCCCCAGCAGTGCTGCCTTCAAGCTAGGCAAGTCCTGCGGATGGCTGGAAGGTTGGGCTGCTGGCCGGCAGCACCGGGTCATCTTAATCACCCCACAGGTCTGGCAAGGCCGGCTTGGTATTGCCAAGGGTAGCCTTACCCAAAGCCGGTGGAAGTCTGCCTTGAAAGCAGAAGCTTCCCGCAGGTATCCCGGGCTTGATGACCTGACCCTTGCAACGGCAGATGCCCTGCTGCTGTTGGACTATGCCTTTTATTCCCACCAAAACTAACACACACTATGGAAATCAAACCGATTGGTAACACACCCTACATCATTCTTCCCTGTGGCACAGTAGCCCGGAAGCTTAAGCCTGTCATCCACAAGGGTCAGCCCCTTTGGAATTTGGGCACAGGCACTGCCGGCCAGACCAAGCGGGTGAACCTGAACAATGTTGAAAGCCTTGCTGCTTTCCTGTCCATCACTGAGAAGATTGAAAAGAAGGCTTAAGGCCATCCGCTTCAGTAGCACAATGGTTGTGCAGTGGTTTTGTAAACCACAGGTTGCAGGTTCAAGTCCTGTCTGAAGCTCTCACTTTCCCCATAACACACCCAATGAAAAAAACCAAAGACCAGACCAACGAAGACCAGCCGGCCAGCCAACAGCTGCTGGCTTCCATCAACCAGACTGTGCATAACCTGACCAAGCCGGTGCTGGAAGGCATCAGTGAAGATGCCAAGCAGCTCAGC